TCAGGAATTCTTCTTGCTGCGGCGGGCACGCACGGCGGCTGCCAGCTCCTGCAGCAGCGGCTCGGTCTGGGCCCAGCCCAGGCAGGCGTCGGTGATGGAAACGCCGGGTTTCAGGTCGCGCTTGGTCTGACCCTCGGCCAGATCCTGGCGGCCGGGCTGCAGATGGCTCTCGATCATCACGCCGGTGATGCGTGCGTCACCGGCGGCCATCTGCGCGGCCACATCGCGGCCGACCTCGATCTGGCGCTCGTACTTCTTGCTGCTGTTGGCATGCGAGAAGTCGATCATCACCTGCTCGCGCAGGCCCGAGCCCTTCAGCGCGTCGCAAGCGGCCTGCACGCTGGCCGCGTCATAGTTGGGCGCCTTGCCGCCGCGCAGGATGATGTGGCAATCGGCATTGCCGCGGGTCTCGAAGATCGCCGCTGCGCCCATCTTGGTCATGCCCATGAAGGCATGACTGGCGCTGGCGGCCAGCACCGCATCCGAGGCGACCTTGATGCCGCCGTCGGTGCCGTTCTTGAAGCCCACGGGGCAGGACAGGCCCGAGGCCAGCTGGCGGTGGCTCTGGCTTTCCGTGGTGCGCGCGCCGATCGCGCCCCAGGCGATCAGGTCGGAGATGTACTGCGGCGACAGCAGGTCCAGGAACTCGGTGCCGGCCGGCAGGCCCAGGGCGGTGACATCCAGCAGCAGCTGGCGCGCCAGGCGCAGGCCCTCGTTCATGTGGAACGTGCCGTCCAGGCGCGGGTCGTTGATATAGCCCTTCCAGCCCACCGTGGTGCGCGGCTTCTCGAAATAGACCCGCATCACGATCAGCAGGTCCTGCTGCAGCTCGTCACGGGTCTGCTTCAGCAGGCGGGCATAGTCCATCGCCTGGTCGTGGTCGTGGATCGAGCAGGGGCCGACGACCACCAGCAGGCGGTCGTCCCGGCCATGCAGCACATCGCCGATTTCCTGGCGGGCGCGTTCCACCAGTTCCAGCGCCGCAGCGGGGATGGGCAGTTCGTCCAGCAGCAGGGCCGGCGAGATCAGCGGACGCACCGCGCCGATGCGGGTGTCGTCGGTGCGGGTGGTGTCCTGGGTGGCATCGCGGGAGCCGACCTCGCGGTCGTGCTGGGGGTCGTCCAATGGCTTCATGGCTGGCATCCTCGTTTGCCCGGATTATCGTCCCGGCGGCGATGATGAACGAAGGTGAGATATCCACAGGTGGGCCGGCGCGATAAATCCGGGATTCAACGGAACAGGCCATGACAAAACGGGACGGCCGGCAAAAAACTGTTTCCTGGGAAGAAAAGGGGTGCGTCGGCGCCCCTTTTGCATCTCGGCACGCTATGTCGGCGCCAGGAAGGTCTCAAGGACATCAAGCACCGCTTGCTCGTCGTCGGGCGCCAGCGTGCCGGCATCGGGATCACCCATCAGCATGCCGCGGCGCGGCATGGTCTCGGTGCCCCACTCGTGGAAGGCGGCGTAGGGCTGACCGAAGCCGATGCGGACGCTGGCCTTGGTGGCCTGATGGTTCAGGCTCGCCAGCATGTCACCGTAGCGGTCCAGGATGCGGCGGTTGCCGCCCGCCGGGTAGCTCTCCACAGTGGCCGGCGCCCACGGCGCCCAGGGACGCCCGAAAGGATCTGCCTCGGTTTCGAAGCGCCCGCTGACTCTGCTTTCCAATTCCTGGCCGATGCTGGCCATGGCCGGCGAGAGGTCTTCCAAGCGCCGCAGCAGCTTGGAAAGCACGTCGGAGACCTGCTTGTTCTGGACGGTGACAGTCAGCATCCTGGGCTCCTACAATCCGGGCGGTGAGCGGTAGTTTCCAACGGGAAGGGTTAGGGGTCTGCGTTCTGCGGGCAACTATGATCCGGTTCGAGTCCGGCGCCGCTCACTTCTTCAGCTCGATGTAGCGCTGCTCCAGCGTGTTGTCAGCATCGACGACTCCACCCGTCTGCACGAAGTTTGCCGTCACGCGAGCGCGCTGGCTGCCGAAGCGCGCCTTCTCGGTGTAGTTCAGCCTGATCACCACCTTGCCCGCGCGCTCTGGCAGTTCGATGGCATAGACCAGAGCTTGGTCCTGCGTGTCGAGGTAGGGCGTGGCGGTGTCCAGCAGGTCAGGCAGCTGAGCCCATTGCTCCGGTTCGAGCGCGGCGCCGCGAGCCAGTTTTGTGTCGCGGACCGCGTGCAGCAGTTCTGAGTCGCGCATCAGCACGGCCGAGCTGGCCAGACTCACGTTCTGCTCGCGCAGTGCCTGCTGAGTGGCCGCATCGACCACGTGCACCAGCGCCGTGGCGCCGCTGGCCCGCTTTGTCCGCACCACCTTGTCGACCAATTCGCGCCAGGCCTGTCGCTGCTCCGGCGCCATGCTGCTGCGCAGCTCGCGCCACAGCTCCGCACCGATGGGCGCGTCCAGCGCCACCAGCTTGTCCTGCACCAGGCGCTGCATCAGGCGCTGGCGCGCCATGCCCGCGTTGTAGCCAAAGCCGGGATCAATGCCGGCCGGCACGCGCTGAACTTCACCGGTGCGCCGGTTGAGCCATTCACGCTCGACCAACTGCGGCGCGGCCTTCTTCACGGCCTGACCGCCCGGCGCCACGCCCTTGTCATAGTCGGCCTGATTGACGGCGACCACGCGGCAGCGGCAGCGCCAGCCGTTCGGCGGGTAGTGGGTGGCCCAGAAGGCGTCGTCGACTGGCAGCGTCACGTTGTCCCAGGCCCGATGCGTCGCGCGCACGCGCTCATCGCGCTTGGTGATGTAGCGCAGATAAGGGTGCGTGCGCTTGGTCTGCTGCAGCCGATCCCACTGGCCCGCTGCATAGGCCTGGCGCGTGTTCGTATCGAAGATCACCTGCAGGCGTCGAGCGTCGAAGGTGGTCCTCAGGATCTCGCCGGTGCTCGGTTCGATCACCTCCTTCGTGCCCCACCAGCCCGCTTTCTGCAGCGCCGCCCGGGCGTCCCGCTCGAAGTCGCGCCTACTCAGATCACCCTCGACGCTGCGCGTGATCATCTCCTGCAGGCTTTGCAGCAGATCGGCCTTTGTCAGCCGACTGATGGTGAACTGCTGGGCGTTCTCCTCCTGCCAGAGGTCTTGCCACCCATAGGTCACGGCAAGCCGGCCACGGCGCTGCAGGTAGGCCACAGCCTCGGCCGGCGTCAGTTTCTGCAGCTGCGCGAATTCTTGGGCGTCTGTCATCGGGGAGCCTCACCGGCAGGTGATGGGAAATCAGTCGCTGCTGCAGCTGGAAGAGCTGCTGTCCGAGCTGCTGGAGCCGCTGTCGCTGCAGCTCGACGACGAGTCGCCCCAGGAACTGGCAGCTCCACCACCGCCGAAGTCCCCGCCGCCGCCGCTGACAAAGCGGTCAGGTTCCGGATCGTTGTGGTGCGAGGTCAGCCCGTACATCGACATAGGCATGTCGCTGGACGAGTAGGAATCGCTCGAAGCGGTGGGCTGCGAGGTGTAAGAGTGGCTCGGGGCGGCCGGGGCAGCAGGAACCACCGAGGGTCGGTGCAGCTCGTCCCGGTACACGGCCGCACCGCACGAGTCGCACCGCCAGACAGAGCGTCGACCACCGCAGGCATTGATCTCGTCACCATAGATGTTGCGCACGAACGAGACGGCCAGATGCCGGCAAGCAATCCGGCGGAAGAAGGAGGGAACTCTCATGAGGTGATCTCGCGGAGGGGATGGAAAGTCAGGCCTTCAGAAACAGAATCTCGTCTTTGCGACCGCGGCGAAGCCTGGCATCCGGCCGCGGGGATCGGAAGTGCAAGCCCATCAGCCGGCCGCCAGAGCCGGGGCCTGGGTGTGGCGGCTGCACGGGTTCGCCGGCAGACGGCCAGAATCCCTGCAGAGCGGCCGCAGCCGGCCCGAAGCCCAGCCCCTGGACGGCGATGGCGCGCGAGTTGAGCATCAACCCGCTCGCTCCACCGTCACGGTTTCACCGACCTGGCTGATCGTCTGGGCCACATCGCCAGCGCTGCGGCTGGTGGGCGTCACCACCAGCGGCGAGCTCTCGACGAGGCCGTGCACCTTGGCCAGCTCGACGATCCGCACCAGCTCGGCATTGAGGACGCCGCGCACGGCCACCGCGATGTCCGCGGCGCTCGGCCCGTTGCCACCCACGGCGGTGGTGGCGTAGGCCGCGCTGGTCTTGCGCTCCACGTAGACACCGGCAACCGGCAGGATCTCGCCGCCCAGGTTGCCTTGGATGACATAGCTGCCGGGCACCGGAAAGCGCAGACGCCAGCCGTTCACCAGGTCGAGGGCGTAGAAGAAGGCCCCACCGCCCAGGTCGACCGCCTTCCAGGTGTGCGTCACCGGATGCACGGCCGCCTCGGCGCTGTCCTCCCAGTCGCGCAGTGCGGCATGGAAGGCCGGCAAGTCTGGGATCGAGCTGTCCGACTCGATCACCAGAGCGCCAGGGAGAAAGGTCAGAGCCATCAGGCGTCGGCGTTGCGCACGGCCTGCCCGGAGCCGCCGGTCTCGGTCAGCGCGAGCGTGGACTCGAAAGGCACGATGGGAGCGCCGCCGCCATTGCGCACGCGGTAGCGCACCGTGACATTGCTGGCGAACTGGAACGCGCCACTGCTGATGCTGGAGCCGGTCGCCACGGCATCGATGAAGGGCAAGAACACCGCGAGGCCCGAGGCATAGCCGCCCGCAGGCACGGCCGGGATCAGGCCGCTGACCACGTTGCCCGCACGACCCGCGTAGGTGTGGCGGTTCCCGGCGATGCGGATGAAACCCGCGCCAGTCGGCGTGTCGCCAGGTGCAGCAGCGAGGGTCACCGAGGTCGCGCCAGCGCTCGCCGCGCTGGCCAGCGTCGTGTCGCTGGCGAAGCCGCCGCCGCCGTTGTCACGCGCCGCCAGGATATAGTCGCCCGCCACCAGGCCGGCCACCTGCACCTGCACCGAGGTCGGCGGGTTCTGCACGCTGCCGTCGTGAGCCACCAACTGATAGTTCTTCGAGTCCGCCGCCATGACGCCGGTGATCCACCAGCCCTGGGCCAAGAAGAACTTGCCACCGGCAAAGCTGCCGAACGGTGCCGCAGCGTTCTCCGGATAAGCCGCGTTCAGCTTGCGGTACCGCCAGCCGGGCACGCCTGCCAGCGTGGCCGTGCTGGACTCGCTGCAAGCCCACATCAGGGCCTGATAGGCGTCCGCCAGCGAGGTCGTGCCGTCGAGGGTGATCGTGCCCTTGTAGAGCTTGGCGCCGTTGCCGTTGCCCAGGTCCTGGTTCGTGTCTCCGGTGCTGACCGTGATGGCCCCGAAGATCGCCTCGGCTTCGCTGGCCGTGCGGGTGATGTTGGAATCCACGGCCGTGGAGATGGCCGCCACCTGCTCACCGCCCGCGGCCAGGTTGGCGTCGAAGTGCGAGTAGCTCTGGCCGTACTTGCGGCTGTAGACCGAGATGGCGCCGCTGTCGATCAGTGCGCCGCCGGCCTTGGCCTTCACGAGGATCTGGAAGTCGGCGATGTCCGCGTCCGCCCAGTACTTCGGCAGCTTGGCATTGCTCTGCACCAGATAGACGGGCGTGTTCGACGGGTTGGTGCCGAGCACCTTCAGGCCCGTGTAGAGGTCGCTGCCGGCGGCCTGCTCGATGGAGCCGAACTTGAACCACTGGCTCGTCGCATCGTTGATGTTGACGTTCGGCAGCAGCGTCAGGGCCATTGGTCGAGCGGCATTGCGCTTGCCGGCCAGCTCCGAGGGGTTGCTGCCCAAGATGCTGACCACATCGTCGCCGCTGGGCGCCGGGTTGTCCGCCAGGTCCTGCAGCCAGGCGTGCAGCTGCAGGGTGGTGTAGCGCAGATTGGTGCCGGGCACGAAGGCCGCCACCTGGCGAAGGTCGCCGTTTGTTGCAATGGTGAAGTCGTCGCCAATAGCCATGGGTCACCTACTCGTCGAGGTTCTGGGAAACGAAGATGGACTGCGAGCCGACGAAGGCCGTGGCCTGCGTCTCGTAGGGCTGATAGAAAGGCGGAGCCGAGCCCTTGCGCACCTTGATGCGCAGCGAGTTCGGCGCAGTGCCGGCCGCATAGGCTGGCAGCAGGAAGGTCTCTGTCGGCGTCGCGGCCGTGCGGTTGGCCACGGCGCTACCCGCCTGCGTCTCGATCTGGATGGCCGAGCCGACCACCAGGTTCGCCAGCTCCAGCGTGAAAGTGCCGATGCTCTCGCCCGGCAGGCGCTGCACCGTGAGCACATAGCCCGGGGCGGCAAACAGATCGTCCGGCACGCCGATATCGCGCGCGGCCGCCATCATGCCGAACGGGTACCAGACGGCGCTCATGCGCTGACGGTCAGCGTCGGGCTGACGTAGATGGCGGCGGCTGACGCGCGCTCGGAGACCAGGGTCAGCCGGCCGAGGACCTCGGTGTTCTGCGCCACCGGGTGGCCGGTCGTGATGCTCAACTTCCTGGCTGAATGGCCGGCAACGCCATTGGGGCTCCAGACCATTGCGCTCGCCGCGATGGCGGGCGCCCTGCTCGCCAACTGCATCAGCGCCGGCGCCCCGGCTGACTCGGTCCGCCACACATTGCTCGCGTCCAAGTAGCTGATCGAGAACTCCAGCTCGTCGCCATAGACGGTGATCGAGTCAGGCACATAGAGCTCCACCGTGAAGGTCTTGACAGCTGCGGCCTCACGGAAGAAATGTGCGAACCGCAACGGCGTTGCCGGTGCCGCGAAGCTTGTGCCCGCGTGCCAGGTCAGCCGGTGCGACCAGTACTCGCCCTGCAGGTTCCTCGCACCGCAGTGCGGGAAGGTCCCATCGCCGCGCCAGTCCACGCTGTACCGCCCGGTGTTCAGCCGGAAACCTCGCGTGACGCCCTCGGTCTGGTTCCACCAGAGCCGCACATGCGAGCGCGTGCTGATCGCTGGCGCGATGCTGGGGTTGGTGATGCCGGCGACGCCGTCGATCACGAGGTCCATGGGGACCGATGGCGACGCCGTCAGCAGCGGGTTCGCGCAGGAATAGATGCCGTTGGTGTCATAGACCTTGCCGCCGATCCACTCGAAGGTGGAGCCCGCTGCGTTGTTCGGCTTCCAGTTGATGAACTCCGGAATCGGCGCCGCAGCCGCAACATACTCGACCGAGAAGCCATTGAGTCGGAAGTGCGCAGACCCGGCCGAGACGCTGATCGCCTGATAGGCCGGATTGATGTTGCCCGCATTGCGGTACAGAGAACCACTCAGGTCCACGTTGGCAATGACGGAGCTCGCCAACAAGCTTCCTCCGCCGATCGCATTGGACACCCGCTCGCAGATCGAGTTTCGGAAGCTGAAGAAGGTGTCATGACTCGACGAGAAGAACGTCGTCGTGTTGCTGGCGTTTCCGATTGACCCGATCTCGACCTTGAAGTTGCCGAAACTGCGGGATTCGAAGGACAAGCGCGAGCCGCCTGCACTCGCGCCTCCGGAAGTGCCTGATCCGTTGTAGTTGTTCAGGAGACGGAGGGTCAACTGACCCGCGGTCGGCTCACCTACCCACACCGTCCCATCGTCAAACAGGAAGCTGCGGCTGGTCGCCCAGGAGAATCCTGGGCTGCCGACGAGAGCAACCAGCAGGCCGACCCCACCTCGTGCCGTTCGAACATGGATGCAGTCGGCGAAGGTCGGCTCGCTCACGCCGGGGGCGGCCGCGCGGAACATGCCATAGGCCATCTGCGCCCGGCCGAAGACGGCGCCGCCCACATTCAGCAGGTAGGCGAATGGCCCATCCGCGCCACCGCTGAAGGCGCCAATGGTGGCCGCCGGGGTGATGTTGGCCTGCGTCGGCGGCATGCCGTTCCAGTCGGTGCCGGCGATGCGCAGCATGATCTGCACCTGGGTGGCCAAACCCGGGTTGACGCGCGCGAACACCAGCCGATTCAGCGGCAGCAGGTTGGCGCTGTGGATCGCCGACACCGCCGTGCTGCTGGCATTGATGGCCGCTGCAATGGCCGTGGCCAGGGCCGCGCCCGAGGCATTCAGCGTGCTGCTGACGGTGACCCCGAGCACACCGATCATGCCGGTGCCCGAAGCGCTGCAGCCCGCCACATCGATCGTCGCGATAGCGACCGCCGCGGCATGGCCCGGGCCCGCCTTGCCATTGCCATCCTGCGGCACCGCCCAGCTCGCCGGGGTGTCCGCGTAGGCCTGGTACTCGGCCCCGACGGCAGACACATCCAGGAAGTACTCAGCCATGCAGGATCTCCTCAGCGCGGCCACCCGCCAGCACGCCAACCTGGGTCAGGTAGGCAAGGCCCCTGACGGTGTCGGGGTCATCGTTGCGCACGTCCTCCACGCGGTCGAGCAGGTGCATGAAGTCCTGCACCAGCTCGTCGGTCAGGGCGAGACGCCGCGCTGCGATGCGCTCCTCCTGCGTGAGGCGGCGCAAGAACTCGGCCGGCGTCCAGACGCGCGTCGGCATGGGCTGCGGCGGTGGCGGGGATAGCTCCACATGGTCATGCGTGTCGAACTCCATGCCGTGCCAAGCGACAGGCCCGCCGTCGTGCTGGTAGCGGTGAACCTCGGCACCCGAGGCCTTGAGGATGACGGCATAGGTCTTCATGCTGCGGGCGTCCTGGTGTAGGTCGTGACCGTCTTGACGATCTCGTCGTTCTCATCGCGCTGAACAACCTGCTCGGCGCGGGTCGGGTGGTTGTCGATCACCGTCACTGCTGCTGGCTGCACCTGGTTCACCACCTGGACGGCGGGCGCAGCCTGCTCAGGAACCTGCACCTCGACGCTCACCGGCGTCGGCGCGACCTGGTTGGTCACCGTCACCTGCGGCGCCGGCTGCTCGGGCATCTGGATGGTGGGATGCACATGCACCTCAATGGTCGGTGCCGGCGCTGCCGCGGCATCGGCATGAGCCCGCGGCTCTGCGAAGGCTGCGGCCGCCGAGCCGCTGCCATCCGAAGCCAGACCCGCAACAGCACCGAGGCGGGCCGCGAAAGTCGACTTCGTCAAAGCACGGTGTAGGGCCTGGTCACCCAGCATGTCCAGCAGCCCTGGCAGTCGATCAAGCAACTGGGCCGCCGACTCGCCGCGCTGAACGCTCTCGTCAATGACCGCCTGCAGCGGCGACACCAGCGAGTCCACCAGCGGCTCCCAGTCCTGCTCGGCCAGCGCATCCAGCGCATCGGTCTCGGCTGTGTCCGGCTCGGCGAAGTTGGCGGCCAGACCGGGCTGGCCAGGCTTCACCATCGGCTGCAGCTGCGGCGGCACGACGGTCGGCTCGGCCTTCTTCTCCCAGCCCTCGCCATAGCGCGCGCGCACCGCATCCAGCGACAGCTCGAAGCCCATGTCCGAAACGATCTTGTCCGTCTCGGCCATCGACTTCGTGTCGTCCTCCTGCTTGACCTGCCGCCACACATGGCAAGGCTCCAGGCCGTTCAGCTCGCAGATCCAGGCCAGCAGCGTCGAGTTCAGCGTCTCGCTGAGCAGGTCGCTGTCGGCCTGCGTCAGGTCCTCGCGCACATCCGCCCGCTCCTTGCTCGCGGCGGCCAGCGCACCGCCGCTGCTGGAGCGCGCTTCCTGGCCCGTCAGCACCGCGCCGATCCAGTCATCCATGTACTCGCACAGGGCCTGCTGCATCGTCACATTGCCCGAGAGCTTGCTCTCGATCAAGGCCACCTTCATGCCCTCGGGCGTGATCACGAAGCCATCGCTGCTGAAGGCCCGCAGCGCGTCGGCCAGCGTGTCCTTCTCCTTCTTCGTGGCGTTGCGCGGGTACTCGCCATGCAATGTCGGGCCGCCCACCCGGTCGTTGAGCTTGTTCCAGCTCACCACGGCCTTGCGCTTGAAGAAAACGGGCCAGTACAGCTGCAGACCGAGGCCCGTGCCGTAGGGATTGTCGTCCTCCGCGTTCACGCGGTGCACGATGAACTTTCGGTCCGGTACCGGAATACCCGTGAGCATGCTCTCGCGGGTCAGCATGTGCAGCCGTGGCGGACTGTTCTCGTCGCGCTGGACAAACTTGAAGCGGCGCTGGGCGCGCTTGACCACCCGCTCAGGCACCACCAGGCCATCGCGCACCGTCCAGACGATCTCGCTGGTCACGAAGCCGGCGATCAGCGCCTCCAGCAGTTCGGCGCACAGACGGTCGAAGTTGCACCCCTTCAAGATCGCGGTGACCGACTCGGCATCGCTGGTGCCCTTGGCCGACTTCACGCGCGGCTCCACCTGCCAGGGCTTGCCGATCAGCGCCAGCTGGCGCTTCTGCAGGCCGTCGAACACCTTGCCGTCACGCTTGAGGTCGCGATAGATCTCCGGCCCGGCCCCACGCTCCATCAGCAGCGGGTCGTTGGTCTGGATCACGCCCATGAAGAGCGCTTCGAAGGGGTCGCGCAGCCGGTTGGCGAACTCGGAGTTCAGTTCCGGCTGCGCGATCTTGGTGATGGACTCAGCCATGGACAAACTCCGACATCGAGCCGGCCGAGTCACGTCGGCCGCCGCTCTGGTATTCAATGGGGGCCGCGGGGTTGCTGCCCGCGTGCAGGGCCAGCGCCAGCGCCCAGAAGCGGTCCGCGTGACCATCAGGCGTGCTCTCGGCCACGAAGCGGATATTTCCGGCCGAAGTGGTCACCTTCTGCACCTTGCGCAGATCAGCCCGGATCTTGGGGTCATCAGGAATGCGAACCTTTCGGTCCTCCATGGCGCCGCGCAGCGGGTAGGCCAAGGCTTCCTTCACCGGGGCTGTGAAGTTGACCGCCTCGACGCGGTGTTCGCCGAACCTGTCTTGCGCGTCGTCAGACCAGCCGATGCCCAAGCCCGTTGAGTCAATACAGATGCGGTCGCAGCGCTCAAACCAGGGCCACAAGATGGCCTCCTGGGCGCTCTTGCGCATCTTCTCCATCGCCTCCACGTGCCGCGTGTAGAACACATCGCCCAGCTGCTCCACCACCCACAGCACCGTCAGGTCCTTCTTGCGGCCGATATCGACGCCAGCGAACAGGCGGCCCTGGAAAGGCCCTTCGAGCTCGCGCCGCCAGCGCTCGCCGCCGCTGTACTCACAGGCCGTGATCAGCCCGTACTCCAGGAACTTGGAGTCATCGTCGGCTGGAATGCACTGGTATTCCTGATCGAAAGACTCTTCGTCGGCCGCGCCTCGCTTGATGAAGTCGAAGTAGGCCGCCTCATCCATGTCCTGCTGCTCGGCGTCGGCCGGCAGCGCCTGCTGCAGCTTGAACAGGAAGCCCTGTTCCAGCGCCTCCTGCAGCGTCACGCGGTGCAGGCTGATGCGCTTCGGGTTGCCGCCGTGCCGTGCCTCGCGCACCAGGCTGTTGAAGAAGCTGTGCGAGCCGCGATGCGTGCTCACCAGCTCCATGCTGCCGCCCCAGGTGATGCCGGGGTAGGCAATGGCCCACATCTTGCGCTGGTCGCGGTGCAAAGCGAACTCGTCGAGGATGCGCGATCCGCGCTTGCCCGCCTGCGCGTCCGGGTTCGAGCTCATGCTGTGGATGCGCCGTCCGCTGGCGAACTGCAGCACATAGGCGCTGATCTTCCGCTCCACGTCCAGCACCTGCTCGCCCAGGTCCTTGGCCGCCATGCCCATGATGCCGGCCCAGAGCTTGCAGTCTTCGATGAACAGCCGTGCCTGGATGTCGTCGCGCGACGACACCCACTCATCGAAGCGCGCGCCCTGCGCTGCGGCCCGCTCGTCCGCGCCGTAGGCCGTGCTCCAGCTGATGCCGATCTGGCGGCTCTTCTCCATCAGCTTGATGCGCGAGTTGTCCTTGATCCAGCGAGCCTGGAACGGCAGGAAGATCGCATCGCGATCCGCCGGGATGCACTTGGCGCGCCCCTTGATCTTGGCCATCACACGATCCCCAGCGCCTCGCGGATCGCGCGCTTCGTGTCCTCGGTCACGCCGCCCTTGCTGCCCAGCGCCTCCAGCTTGGCGCGCTGCTCCTCCAGCAGGGCCTTGCGCGCCTCGGCCTCAACCTTGGCCTGGAACTGCTTCAGGTTCACCGAGCTGCGTGTGAGCGTCGCGATATTCTTCGCTGCGGCCGAGAGCATCGAGACACGTTCGCCCGCATCGGCCTCCGGGTCGTCAGCCTCCTGCAGGGCCAGGATGGCTTCGAACAGCTCGGTCTGCACCAGCGCCGTCAGCGCCTCGCTGCGCGCGTCCTTGTCGTCACCGGCTTGCGCCTGGATCAGCTTGGCCGCCTCGGTGCTGGCGCGGATCGCAGCCAGCCGGCGCTCCAGCTTCTGGCCGTAGCGGTGCACCGCTGTGCGGCTGGGCAGCTCACCCGCCTGGTCGGCGGCCGGCCAGCGCTCGCGCAGCTCGGCGATCAGCTCATCCAGCGTGCAGCGGCCCGCGGCCAGGCGGCTTTCGATGAAAGCCTTCTGCTCATCCGGCAAGCGGGAAATGGTGCTCTTGCGGCCCAAGGCTCAGCCCTTCTTGCCCAGGCCGATGGGGCACGGGTCCGCGACGCACTCGGGGCAGTAGCGGAACGGCGCGGCATGCGGGCAATCGCTGGGCCGCTGGGCGCAGACCGTTGCCGCTTCGGCGGCGGCCAGCTTGCTGCGCAGCTCATAGCCCATCAGCGGCCAGATCTTGTTCACCGCATTCGCACGGGCAATCTTGCGGCCCAGCTCGGCATTGAAGTTCTCCGGGCTGGCGCAGGCCGATTCGCCGGTGACGGTGAAGCCATTGCCCAGCACCAGGACGCACAGGGTCAGCAGATCCGCCTGGTACGGCACATGGTAGATCCCGTCCGATTCGAGATGCGCGCCATGGATGCCATCGGCAGCGGTGAAGTAGTGCTCGCCGACGATGTTGGCTTCAATGTCGGCCGGCGTGACGCGCGCTGCGGTCAGCCCCTTGGCCTGGATCTCGGCTTCGATCTGGTCCTTGTTCATGGACTTCATTCCTTGGAGGTTGGGGCGGCGCGAAAGCAGCCGCCCTGTTGATGAAGAGGCACATAGGCCGTCCGGCTGCTCCCGGCCTGCGGTGCCGATGCCGTCAACGGCCGCCGATGCGGGCATTGGCTGACGCTGCACTCGGCCTGGGCGCTGTTCACGCGCATCTCATCGCGCTGGCAGACGGCACAGCGCATGCGCTCAGCCCGCCCAGTACTTCGTGGGCCGCGCAATGCCAGGCTCGCAGTCGACCGTGTACTCGGCCAGGTCGACGCCGTGTCGCGTCAGATCGGCGAACCACTTGCCGCTGGGCTGCTTGTCCAGCGTCACCAGCTGGCGGTCGGCCAGATAGTCCAGCTCGCGGCGCAGCTCCAGCGGCGTCGCGTCCGGATACTCGCTCTGCGCCACCGCCAGCACCGGTCCCTCGAAGGCCCCGATGGGGCGCGCATTGTTCAGCGTCAGCAAGATCAGCCAGCGCAATGCCTCGCGCCGCGCGCGTGCCAGATCAATCTGCATGATGATTCCTTCCTCCTCCGGAAAGCACGCCTCGAAGCTGGGCGTTCTCGATCTTGGTGGCCAGCCCATCCAGCTTGGCCTCGATCACCGATTGCCCGCGGATGTAGTCCTCGCGGCGCACATAGTTCATGGGCAGCTCGGCCTTCAGGTCCAGCAGCTCGCGCTCCACGCGCAGCCATTGCCCCGCTTCCTTCTCGGCCGACGCCTCGATCGAATCGAAGCGCCGGTCCTGGTGCCGCTGGTGCTGAACCAGCAGCATCTTCAGCACCGCCCAGAACGCCCCGATCAACGTCACCGCCAGCGTCACCAGCTGCCATACCTGAAACTGCACCGTCGTCATTCCTGTCTAGCCCCCTGGGGTTTCAGATGCCACTGGATCAAAGCGTCGAGCCGCTCGCGGCAGCTTTCGTACTGGGCGCCGGCGTCGAGGGCCCAGCCGCCGATGTCGGAATCGGTGGCAATGCGGGCATCGGCAGCAACAGCGCTGCTGGCGGCTTCGGGCATGTCGGCAACTCGGAGCCCCGCGGCGCCGTCGAGCACGCGCAGAGCAGCAGTGCCGAGGCAAGCCCGGCCAGAAGTGGCTTGTCTGAGCGCATCGCGCTTCTCCTTGGTCAAGGTCGTGATCTGCCGCTCGCGCTCGGCGACCTGCAGGGTGAGCTGGTCGCCGCGGGCTTGGGCCTCCTGCAGTCGCTGCATCGCGGCGCCCGCGGCCAGGCGCTGGTCCTCGGCCGTGCTGGCGCGCAGCTCGGCCACCTCGGCGCGGTGTCGGCCCCGCTCCATCTGCAAGCCGATCAACATGCCTCCGCCGACAAGCAGGAAGACAGCGATGGCCAGGCGGCGGTTGTTGTTCACAGCGCGGCTCCCCACTTCAGATAGCGCGGCTGCAGCTCAATGAGGATGCGGCGGGGGTAGCCCAGGTTCTCGGCGCAGTGGACGGCCGCGCGGCGGGCCATGCCGCAGGCTGCATCCACCTGTTCACGCGAGGGCTGGCGCACGCCCGACGCGCGTGCCTCCGCGTTCCAGTGGCCGAGCCCGCCGTTGTAGCCACGCAGCGCCACCCACAGGCGGTCATGGTCCGAGTAGTGCCGGGGCGTTCTGTCGAACAGGTACTTGTCGAAGCCCACCAGCGCACGCAGCGCCCAGGTCGGGTTCTCCGGTTGGCAGTCGGCCGCGGCCAGGCCGTTGAGCTCGCACCACCAGCTGGCCGTCGCCGGCATGAACTGCGCCAGGCCGCGCGCACCGACACGGCTCACCGCCGCGGGGCGCCAGCCGCTTTCCTGATGCACCTGCGCCGCCAGCGCGGCAATCGGTGCGTTGAGTCCCCACTGCGAGTGCGCCGCGCGGACCAGCATCGCGCGGTACGGCACGGCGGCGGGTGGCACATCGGCCGGGGCGGCACGAGCGGCGTCGATCGCCAGAAGCGTCACCAACACCGTGGCCATGACAGCCACCACCCAGCGCGCCAGCCTTTCGAGCCGGCAGCGGCGCACCCGGCGCCAGTCGGTAGCGGCGCTGTTCATGCGCCCAGCCCCATGGCCAACATCGTGGCCGCCACGATCAGGGCGCGACGGATCATCGCCGTGCCGGCCAGCCGAAGCTGCGATTCATCCGGTGCGACCAGCAGCGTGCAGGCGGAATCGCCGGGGGGCAGATCCAGGAAGTCGCCGGCTTCGCGCATGTCCGGCAAGAAGGCATCCGGCCGCGCGTAGGGGAACATGCTGCGGTCCAGCCAATAGCCCACCACCCCGGCCAGCGTCACCAAGCTGAGCTTGTACAAGCTCACCGGCAGCTGCTGCGGCGCGGTGGCCCAGACCAGCGCGGCCAGCAGCAGCGCGATCAGGAACCAGCCGCTCAAGCGCGGCGGGCGCTTCAGCCTGGCGGCACAGCGCCGAGCGAGCGACTTGGGAGAAGTGGGGGTGTGGGCTTGGCTCATGCACCCCACTGTGCCGAGCAGGGTGCGGTGCTACCGAATAAAGCGCTTTACAACGAGAGAGCGACCGCCCCCGCCCCCGCGCACGCGAGGGCGAGCGGACGGAGCTGGACTACTTGCACCCACCCAACGCCTGGCATTCCTTACGCAGCGCTTCGATGTTGGTGGTGATGTTGTTGTTGCGCGTCTCGCAGCGCGAGGCAACCGCTGCCATCTCGGTCGACAGCGACTGCTGCCAGGTCGCACCGGCCAAGTTGTTGTTGGCCATCGCCTTCTTCGCCCGGAGTGCGCTCAGCTCCTGATCGCAGGCTGCGCTGTGGCTTGCCCGTTCCGCATAAGCGTTGGGCAGGGCGATCTCAAGGTCGCGACGCCGTCGCTCGGACTGCATCTGGTTGAGTTGTTGCTGCAGGCGCTGGCCTTCTGACGACGCGCCGGCAGCAGTTGCCTGCTGCGGAGCCTCGCCGGAGGCTGGCTTCACCACCACCTTCTCGCCCTTGCCGGCACACGGCGCATCCTGGAAAACGGTCTTGCCGTCAGGGCCAGTGCACTTACTGATCGCGATTGCCGGCGTGTGCAGCGCGGCCAGCATGCAGGCAACTGGTAGGAGGCCAAACTTCATGCGCCGCGCTCCTGTCGTTGCGCCGTGCGCAAGGTGGCATCACTCAAGTCGGCCAGCATCTGTGCCGCCTCCTTGGCCGCCTTTGCCAACAGCACGATCAAGCAGCCACCAACCAGGCCACCGACCATCGTTCCCGCACTGCCCATGCGCCACCCAGCCACGAGGCCAGCAATCAGCACCAAAATACCCAGCAAATAGCCCAGCAGCGCCAGCACGCCCGCGACCGTTCGAAATGCGGGGTACTGGCTCTCGGTCCGCAGTTGTCGCACATAGTCGGCGCTATCGCCGCCGAACATCGTCGTCGGCGCGAAGCCCGACGCGCGCCCCTCGGCGCTCTGACGCGGACGCGCCTTCGCATAGATCACATGGCATCGTGGGCAGGCTTCATCGGTCGAGCCGCTGGCCTGATGGTTGACATGGCCGCATTTGATGCAAGCTGTTTGCATAGTGACTCACCTCCCTGGTGCTTCCTATAGAAACTCGTGTGTGGCAGCTTCGCGCTTCCGGTTCGCGATGACCTGCTGCACGTACAGCTTCACCCTGTACACCTCTTGGGGCAGCAGTTCCTTGACCATCGCGGTGCCGAACTCTCGCCGCATGAACTCCAGAACGCCGACGCGGACCTTCTTGGGCAGCGGCTCCATCAGCGTCAGCACTTCCTTGTGGAGCGGGCTCAGATGCTGCGCCGTCCGTTGCTTCGCCGGTTGCTGCGGCGGAGCAGATGCCGGAGGCGGCGCAACTGCGGTGCGCTCGACTGATGCCGGCGGTGGAGCAGCCGCATAGAAGTGCTGATGCACAACCTGCTGCACCACACGCGTGTGCGTCACGGAGCCCTGCACCTGGCCGACTTGCAGATTGCCATCACCGCCGCTTGGCAATGGCGCCGCCTGGTTGATGTTCACGACCTTGACGGAACCACCCGCCTTGCCGACTTGTACCGAGCCTGCCCCTTCGTTTTGTAGCTGTGGCTTCAGGCTCTTGAGCGCAGCGAGCGCCCTCCCTAACAACTCCCGCACTTACTGCCCCTTCTTCACCTTCACCTTGCCGCCTGCATAACCGACTTGCACCGATCCAGCAGCGTGATTGACCAAGCTGATTCCGCCCCCGCTCTTCGGTTGCTGGCCCACGGGCGACTCGCCGAACAGCATGCTGACGATCAACCCCCCAAACCGTTTCTGCAGCCGCTGCACGTACAGCACCTCGGCAGTGCGATCACCGGCTTCGATGCGGTACTGGTGAGCCTGACTGACCCCGCCGATGGCCGCGAACTCCAGCGGCTTCAGGCCCAAGCCCTCCCGCGTGGTCCGCACTCGATCACCGAACTCCCTGCGTAGGGCTTCGTCCTCTTCTGACAGTTCGGGCTTCTTTGGCATACGCAATAAATTCGCCACTTGACGAATTCGCCAAGTGGATAAACAATCACAACAACTGCTAACGAACTTTGGCACAGGAGCCACGGCAATGACCCCCGACCAAGTGAAACAACGATTCCGTCAGCGCGGCCAGACCTTCAGCCAATGGGCTCGCGACAACGGCTACCGAGTCAACCAGGTGCTGCGCGTGCTGAACGGCTTCGACAAGGGCCACTACGGCAAGGCCCATGAGATCGCCGTGAAGCTCGGCCTGAAGCCCAGCTCCGATAGCGCAGCCTGATCGGCTGACAGACGGTTACACGCCCATCCTATCAATGAATCCCCTCGCCACCCCGACCTCGGCGCAGCTGCGACCGATGTGCGCCCAGCGGAGTGCCAAGGCCGTCACGAAACCGGCTTGCGCCGCGGTCGCTTCGCCTTCCTGCTCGGCCACTGGCCCAGCTGGCCCAGCACCCAGTACAGCATCTTGCGCGCTTCCAGCAGTTCGGGCGTGGTCTGGAGTTCGGCGCGCCGCTGCGGGCTGCGCTCCAGCTCGGCGTACTGCTCGGCGGCCCGGCTCCACAGCGCTTCCAGCGTGCCGGCCAGCTCGGGGTGCGACTTCAGCAGGGGCAACAGCAGGTCCAGCAGCGCCGCGAACACACCGTTCGCCCAATCGTCCAGTCCGTCCAGCTCGCGCCGCAGCGGTGCTACGCGCTGCTCGACTTCCTGGCGCACCTGCTCGCGCAGCCATGCCACTTGCTTGGGCTGCAGGTCTGGTGTGCTCATGCTCCGCTCCTTCGGTGTCGTGGTGGCATCCACTCTGTCAGCCGGCACTGGCCCTGACCAGATGCAGCCGCGGCTTTTGTTTGGAAGCCCGTTCGGGCCTGGCTGCGAGGGCTTTCCAATGACGCGCCGCAATTGGAAGACCTACCAGCCCGCGAGCCTGCGCTGCGCGCTGAAGGCCTGCAAGGACTACGCCCTGGAGCGCCACAGCCTCAGCGTCGAGCGCATTGCCGACCGCATGGGCCTGGAGGACCACTGGGCCCTCTACAAGTGGATCGCCAACGGCCGCATGCCGCTGGTCAACGTGCACGCCTACGAGCACGCCTGTGGCTGCTGCTTCGTCACGCGCTGGCTGGCCGCCACCGGCAACAAGCTGCTGGTGGACATGCCGCGCGGCAAGGCCCCGCAGCCTGGCGAGCTGATGGCGCTGAACGCCGGCTGTGCCCAGGCCCTGCAGCTGCTCACCGACTTTTACGCGGCCAACGGCCAGGCCGATCCGGCCGCCACGCTGGAAGCCCTCCGCACCCACCTCGAACAGGTGGCCTACCACCACAAGAACGTGGCGGCCTTCGCCACGCCCGAACTGGAGTTTGAGCAATGACCGACATCGAGCTGTTCAACCATGCCGTCAACGCGGCGCAAGGCCGTCAGCACTGGCGCAGTCAGGCCGCGAAGGGTGGTTCGATCCACTTCACCCGCCGCCAGTGCCTGCACCATGCACGCCAAGCCGAGGCCCGCATCGTCAATCTGGCCATCCTGGCCGAGCAGCGCGCCCGCCGCGCGGGAGCCTGAGGCATGAGCACCAGCCACCCGACCCTGCCGCCGGCCTTCGTGCCCACGTCGACGGACAGCGCCGAGATGTTCAGCCATCGCGGCCGCATGATGACGGTCACCTACTTTCCGCGCAGTGGTGACCTGACCCTGTGCGCCGGTGCCGCCGGCTGCTACAGCTCGCTGACACTCACCCGCGCTGAAGCTCAGGCCCTGGCCACCGAGCTGCAGCGCGTGCTGGCCAGCCTGCCGCGGGAGGCCGCGGCATGAGCACCACCACCGCCACGGACAAGACCCTGTCCGCCCCCATCCGCAAGAGCTGCGACCTCTACCGCCTGCTGGCCGGCCACGTGCTGCTGGGCCTGGCCCCGGGCGAGATCGCTAAGGCCATCGACGTGAGCCCGTCCTGGGTGTCCGTGAACCTGCCCGCCATCGCGGCCGAGACCGGCTTCGTCGAGCAGGTGCCCGGCACCAACCGCTGGCGCCTGGGCCCGGCCTTGGCTCGCATCGGCATCACCGTAGCCACCGAGCTGAACGCCGCCCGCCAGAACCTCGACGACCTGAACCGTCGCTACGCAACGCCCCTCTGACCGACTGACAGCCCGAACAAGATCACATGCCCCGCAAACCCACACCCGTCCCGCAAGTCAAGGAAGCCACGCTCGTGCCCGGCACGCTGGAGGCCGACACCGCCGCCGCCAATCAGCTGGCTGTGGCCAGGCTGGAACAGAACGAGCGCGTCGCCGCGCTGGCCAAGCAGCTCAACTACCAGGGCAGCACTGACCCCGCCGTTCTGGAGAACTCGGCGAAAGATGCCATCCGGCGCATTGGCATGGCGACCTTCGAGTTGGGAGGCTACTTGCTCCTGCTGAAAGAGGCTTGCGCGCACGGTGCATTCCTGCCGACATTGGACCGCCTGAAGCTGGAGCAGCGTGCGGCGCAACAGTACATGCAGGTGACGCGCCGATTCTCAAATACGCAGACGTCTGCGGATTTGAACGCCCTTGGCGTTTCCAAGCTCACCGAAATGCTGATCCTGGACAACGAGCAACTCGACGAGCTACTGGAGCTTGGTCAAACGGGAGAGCTTGCCCTCGACGACGTTGCCACCATGTCCGTGCGTCAGCTGCGCGCTGCCGTCCGCGAAGAGCGCCAGGAGCGCCTGGCGGACAAGGCAGTCTCCGACAAGAAGCAGGCGCGCATCGAGAAGCTGGAGCGCGACCTGCTCCGCATCAAGAAGCTCACGCCGGACGAGGACCTGGCGCGGCTGAAGAAAGAGGCCACCAGCATCGCCAACGACGCCGAGGGCGCCATCCTCGGCAATCTTCGCCAGGCCCTGATCGCCCTGGCCAACCACGGCGATGAGCGCGACCAGCATGCCGTCTTCATGGCCGGCCTGGTCGGCCAGGTGCAAGCCCAGCTCACCGCGCTGCGCGAGGAGTTCAAGTTGCCGGACGCCTCCACCCTGGCCCAGCGCGAGCTGGCGGCCGAGGTGTCCGAATGGGCCTTCCCTGCGGGCAAGAAGGACTGAGCACGCCATGGCTCTGAACGCCGTCACCACCCAACGCCTGGTCGAGGTGGCTCAGGCCGCCGCCGCGGCCGGGCTCGGCGCGAAGGGGGCCATCTACAGCGCGGCTTGCGCGGAGCTGGGTGTCAGCCTGGCCACGCTGCACCGCCACCTCAACAAGGTCGCCATGAAGCCCAAGGAACGCAAGCAACGATCAGATGCCGGCACCGTCTCGCTCACGCGGGACGAAGCCAAGGCCATCAGCGCGCTGCTGATCACCAGCCAGCGCAAGAACAACAAGCGCCTGCTCTCCATCGGCCAGGCCGTGGAGATCCTGCGCGCCAACGGCGAGATCCGCGCCGAGGCGCTGGACGATGCCAGCGGCGAGCTGCGCCCGCTGTCCGACAGCGCCATCGCCCGGGCCCTGCGCGTGTACGGCATGCACCCGGATCAGCTCAACCGCCCCACGCCGGCAGTCGAGCTGAAGAGCCTGCACAGCAACCATGTCGGCCTGATCGACGCCAGCCTGTGCGTGCTGTACTACCTGCACGCCGAGAGCGAACGCGAGGCCGGCCTGCAGGTGATGGAGCGCGAGCGCTTCTACAAGAACAAGCCCGCCAACCTCAAGGCCATCGAGCAGGACCGGGTCTGGAGCTACGAGTACACCGACCACTACAGCGGCGCCATCAAGCTCAACTATGTGCTGGGCGCCGAGTCGGGCACCAACCTGGCTGAGAGCTTCATCTCCTTCGTCCAGCAGGGTCAGCTGATCCACGGCGTGCCTCTCATCCTGATGATGGACATGGGCGCCGCCAACACCAGCGGCCTGTTCAAGAACCTGGCGCGCCGTCTGCAGGTCAAGCTCATCGCCCACGCCCCGGGCAACGCCCGCGCCACCGGCCAGGTCGAGAAGGCCCGCGACATCATCGAGCGCAGCTTCGAGCCGGCATTGCGCCTGATGCCGGTGGCCAACCTGGCCGAGCTCAATGCACAGGCCTGTCGCTGGGCCGATTGGTACAACACCCACAAAGTGCACAGCCGCCACGGCCGCACCCGCGTCGAGCAGTGGATGACGATCACCGCCGAGCAGTTGCGCCTGGCGCCGTCGCCCGAGTTCTGCCGCGATCTGATGACGCACGAGCCCGAGTCCCGCAAGGTCAGCGACACGCTCACCGTCCAGTTCAAGGGCCGCGAGTTCGACGTGCGCGGCGTGCCCAACGCCATGGTCGGCGAGAAGGTGATGGTGACCTACAGCCCCTACGCCACCGACACCGCCGCCATCATCGATACCGACGCCGATGGCAACGAGCTGCTGCACAGCGTCCCCGTCGTGCAGCGCGACGATGCCGGCTTCCGCATGGATGGCAATGTCATCGGCGAGGACTACCGGCGCCCGGCCGACACCCTGCTCGACACCAACCGCAAGGAGGTGGAGCGCTTCGCCTGGGATGCCCAGACCGACGCGGAGGCCGCCGCCAAGAAGAAGGCCAAGGGGGCTGTGCCCTTTGGTGGCCGGATCGACCCCTACAAGCCCATCGAGCAGGCGCCGGAGCGCACCTTCCTGCCGCGCCGCGGCACCGAGCTGCGGCCGACCGTCGTCACCACGGCCGCGCCGGCCCGCGTGCTCACCCACTTCGAGGTGGCCCGCCTGCTCGCCGACAAGGGCCTGGCGCTGAACGCCGAGCGCCACGCCCAGATCCGCGCCTGGCACCCCGACGGCGTGCCCGAGGACCAGCTCGACGAGCTGGCGGCTCGCCTCACCGTCCGGGCAGGGCTGCGTGTGGTGGCGGGAGGTGGCGCATGAGCCGTCCGATCACGATCACGCCAGCCCTTTTAGAGCGCATGAGCGAGCTGCGCGCGCAAGGTCTGACGCACAAGCAGGTGGGCGCCGAACTGGGCGTTGCTGGCGAGACGGTACGCAAGGCATTGGCCGGCCGCCACGGCAATGGTTTTATCCCGGCGGGAAAAACCCCCTGCAAGCCTTCAACGCGGCCCGGCCGTACCGATGCCGCATCCGGCTCGCAAAACGGCCCTGTGGCCGCCCTGAAAGAAGAAGGCCCCGATGCGCGGCAACGCAACGAGGCCGATCCCCAAGCCCGAACCGAACCTGACCCGGAGGACCTGACCATGATGCTACTGCAGAACCAATCCCTGTCCCTGGAAGCGCGCCAGCACTTCGGCCTGCCGCGCAGCCCTTTCGTCGACGACGTGCAGACGCCCGACGATGTGTTCCAGAACTCCAGCATTCGCTACGTCCGCGCCGCGCTGATGGACTGCGCCAACCACCACGGCTTCATTGCCGTGGTCGGTCAGTCGGGCGCCGGCAAGAGCACCCTGGCCGAGGACCTGGAGGAGCGCATCAAGGCCGAGGGCCGCGAGGTGGTGGTCATCCGGCCGTACACCCTGGCGATGGAGCAGAACGACCAGAAGGGCAAGACCCTGAAGGCCAGCCATATCGCCGAAGCCATCGCCGATGCGCTGGACCCGCAGCTCAAGGTCAAGAGCAGCCCCCAGGCGCGCTTCGCCCAGGTGCATGCCTTGCTCAAGGCCAGCCGCCGCTCTGGCCGCCGCCACCTGCTGCTGATCGAGGAGGCGCACTGCCTGCCCACCGCCACGCTGAAGCACCTGAAGCGCTTCACGGAGCTGAAGGACGGCATGCAGCGCCTGATCGGCGTGGCCCTGATTGCCCAGCCCGAGCTGCGCGAGCGGTTGAACAGCCAGAACCCGGAGGTCCGCGAGGTGATGCAGCGTTGCGAGCTCGTGGAACTCAGCCCCCTGGACGCCGACCTGGAAGGCTACCTGCGTCACAAGTTCGCCCGCTTCGATCTGAAATTCGAGGATGTGTTCGCGCCCGATGCCGTGGACGCGATCCGCGCCCGCCTGGTGGACATGCCCCGCGGCGGCAAGCTCACCGACGCCCGCAGCATCTGCCACCCGCTGGTCGTCAACAACCTGGTCGCCCGCGCCATGAACGCCGCCGCGCGCGCCGCCTGGCCCAAGGTCGACGCCCAGGTCATCGCGGGGTGCTGAGCATGGCGAACCTGTTCCTCATCACCATACACATGCCCGACGGTTCGCGGGGCCAGCACCGCGGCAGCTACGCCGACATCTTCGACGCGCTGGAAGTCGCCCGCGACCGCTTCCCCGGCGCCACCAAGATCGACGTCGAGCCCGTGGCCGCCAGGCAGGCGGCCGAGGTCCCCGCCGCCATCGCCGCCGCGGAGGTGCTGGCATGAAGCGCCGCAGCCATGCCCGCGAGATCTCGGAGCAGCAGATCGTGGACTTCGCGCTGCTGCTGGAGCAGGCCACGCCCGACGACACGCCGCCGGTCGTCGCAGTCCTGGGCGCGCTGTCCTATGCCGCGGCGCTGGCCCGCTGCGATGGCGAACTCACCGAACGCACCGCTGCCGTGCTGCGCCGCCTGGCCGCCGAGCTGGGCGAGTTGCCCAGCAGCGCACCGCCCACCACCCACTGATCACCAACCCACCACAGGAGCAAGACCCAATGGCAACCCGTCTCAAGGCCAAAGCCGCTGTCCAGGTGCCGCAGACCCGCACGGACTGCGCGGCAGACATCAGGCTGATCGGCGACCTGCAGCGCGATTTCGAGCGCCAGCGCGCCGAGATGAACGACAAGATCGCCCAGATCACCCAGCAACACCAGCCGGCGCTGGAGGCCTTGCAAAGCCGCCTGCAGGTTCTGCAGGAGGGCGTGCAGCTCTACTGCGAGGCCCACCGCGAAGAGCTCTGCGGCAAGGGCAAGACCGCCAACCTGGTCACCGGCGAGGTGTCCTGGCGCCAGCGCCCGCCCAGCGTCAGCATCCGCGGCGCCGACGCGGTGATGGAGACGCTGCTGCGCATGGGCCTGGGTCGCTTCGTGCGCGTCACCAATGCGCCGAACAAGGAAGCCATGCTGAACGAGCCCGAGGCCGTGAAGGGCATCGCCGGCATTGCCATCGTCAGCGGCGTCGAGGACTTCCTGATCACCCCCTTCGAGGCGGCGGCCGAGGTGGTGGCGTGAGCACCGCTGCACCTCAGGCAACGGCGACGCTCGTCGAGGGAATGAAGCGCGCCGCCAAGCGCATGGTGCGGGAAGCGGGCATCCCGCACCATGCAGCGCTGGAGATGGTCGCCAAGGCGAAAGGGTTCAATTCTTGGCACGCCGTCACCCTGGCGCGAACTCAGGCTGAAAGGACTTCCCGTGAGCGGCCATTTCGATGACGAGGCCATCGGAGCCTACGCGGTGATCACTGGGGCCTACGGCCCGCTGCGCTGCGAGCACGGCACCTTGCTGGTGTTCGCCTGCGAGCTGTGCAAGCCGCTACCGCCGCCCGAGCCCAAGAAGATCCAGATCGGCCCGACCGACGTCTGATTACTCCCTGATCAGGTGAAAGCCTGACTTTCCCGGCGCAGACGGCCGGGGTTTTTTCAAGCCACTGTTGCGCGGCGGCTTGAACAAGCTGCAAAGGACCAAGCCCATGAACAGCAAGACCACCACCATCATCCGCGTGCGCTACTCCAACGGCACACACCAGACCAACACGGTGCGCGGCCAGCGCGCCAGCTCCACATCCAGCTACGAGGCCGCTGCACTGGCGCTGGCCCGCAAGCTGCACCCGGATCAGCACTGGGCGCTGGTGCGCGTCAGCAGCGAGAGCGCGCTGCAGGTGTTCGAACTGGCCGTGGCGGTGTCGGCATGAAGACCGAAACCATCACCTGGCGCGAGCTGCCGCAGGACGGCATGCCGGACGCCGAGACCGCCGTGCTCATCAACACCGCCGTGGGCGGTGTCGATGCCGGCTTCTTCGATGGCGAGCAGTGGCGCTGGTGCGAGAGCGGCGGGATCGTGGCCGAGCCCGTGGTGGCCTGGGCCGACATGCCGGTGGGAGTGGTCGCAGCATGACCATCACCGTCCGACACCTGCGTGGCGGCATCGCCGTGCGCCTCACCGGCGCGCATGCCCGCGTCCTCAGCGGCATGCTCGCCGATCTGATGGGCGGCCAGGCGCCGGCCCATGCCCCGGCGCCGCAGCCCTCCAGTGAACCTGCTCCCACTCCCAGTGCCGCACCCGCAGCCAAGGAGCTTCCATGAAAGCCGACATCCGCACCCAGCGCGCCCGCCTGGTCAAGCTCATCCATGTGGCCCGCCGCGAGCTGGGCATGGATGAAGACACCTACCGCCTGATGCTGCGCAACGTCGGCGGCACAGACTCGACCACGAGCATGGAGCCGAGGCAGCTCAAGGCAGTGGTGGATCACCTCAAGACCAGGGGCTTCAAGGTACGCGCTGCTGCCAAGCCGGGCGTCAAGCCCACGGCAGGCCGACGCCCGGACCGCCGCCAGGACAGCAGCGAGAGCGCTCGCAAGGTGCGCGCGCTGTGGCTGTTCCTTGCCGAGCTGGGGGCGCTGCGCGATCCCTCGGAGCGAGCGCTGGCGGCCTACTGCAAGCGCATTGCCAAGGTCGATGACCTGCACTGGGCCGGTCACGATGAGATGCAGCTGCTGATCGAGACGCTGAAGAAGTGGGCCATGCGCTTCCTGCCCGCCGTGATCGAGAAGCTGAAGGCCGACATCGCCGAGACCCACCGCTGCCAGCGCTTCAGCCAGGCGCAGGCCATGTCCCTGCAGGCGGCGGTGAACCGTGCCGCGGGCGGCGGCTTCGATGCGAACTGGCATGCCTGGGAGGCGCTCACCGAGGCGCTGAACGCCCGTCGGACCGACCCGCTGGCCAGCACCAGCGCGGAGGCCTCGGCGTGAACGCTCCGCGCCGCTTCGTCAGCCAGGCCGAGATGGCCCAGCTGGAGCCGCGCCTGCCCATCGGCCTGGCCGAGGGCATGCGCGACCTGGCGCTGTGCTTGTTTGAAGCCCTGGTGCTGGCCGACCCGCGCGCCGGCACCGCAGCCCCCGCGGACGAATGGCTCGCCCAGCTCCAGCTCTGGGCCGGCCAGGTGCTGGCCCAGCTGCAGCACCTGGCGCAGGAGATGGGCGGCCGCGGCGGTATCTACATTGCCAAGGGCTTGGTCGCCCAGCTCTCGGCGCGCGACCGGGAGATGTGCGCCAAGTTCCGCGGCAACAACTACCGCGAGCTGGCCCACGAGTATGGGCTGACCGAGATGCGCGTGCGCCAGATCGTCGACACCTGGCAGCGCGAGCAGTACGAGCGGCGGCAGGGCCGCCTGCCCGGGCTGGACTCGGACTGATTTACTAAAGCGTTTTACTCGGCCCCGGCGCCGCCCGGGCCCGACAGTGGCGGCATGACGACCGCCACGCAGCAGCTCCTACCCACCGGCATCGAGATCTTCCGCTCCGGCACACGCACCGCCGAGAACGGTCAGGTCTACACCATCACCGATGCCGACGTGGCCGCCGCCGCTGCGGCCTACGACCCCACCCTCCACGAAGCACCGCTGACCGTCGGCCACCCCGAGGGTGACCGCCCGGCCTATGGCTGGGTCAGCCGCCTGGTGGCCGAGGGCGGCGTGCTCAAGATCGCTGCGCACAACCAGGTCGAACCGCAGTTCGCCGAGATGGTCCGTGCCGGGCGCTTCAAGAAGCGCAGCGCAGCCTTCTATCACCCCACCGATCCGAGCAACCCGAAGCCGGGCGTCTGGTATCCGCGCCACGTTGCCTACCTCGGCGCGCAGCCGCCGGCCGTCAAGGGGCTGAAGGACATCGAGTTTTCCGAGCCGGCGGATGCCGTCTCGTTCTCCGAGCCTATCCCTGAGCACACCGCTCAAACCACCCAGGAGCAAGACGACATGACGAAGGAACTCCAGGCGCAGCTCGACGAAGCGAACGCCAAGCTCGCCCAGGCCCAGGCCGACGCCGCCGCGGCTCAGCAGCAAGCCAGGGACGCGCAGGCCCAGGCCGTCCAGTTCGCTGAGCAGGCCAAGGCCGAGCGCAAGGCGCAGCTGGTCAGCTTTGCCGAGGCGCAGATCCAGGCGGGCCGCCTGCTGCCCAAGGACAAAGACATGGCTGTTGCCACCCTGGTCGCGCTGGATGCGGCCGCCCCGGTCGAGTTCAGCGAAGGAGACGCCACCCGCAAGGTGAGCCCCTTGCAGTGGCTGCAAGACCTGATCACCGGCGCCGCGCCCAAGGTGCAGTTCGGCGAGTTCGCGCCGGGCGCGGTTGCGGCTGGCGCCAAGGGCAAGAGCGACGCCGAGATCGACCAGGCCGCCCGGGCCTATGCCGCCCAGCACAAGGTCAGCTACGCGGAAGCCCTGGGCGCCGTGACCTCGTTCAGCGCCTGACCGCGCGCCATCCCCACCACCACGAGAGGACATCCACACCATGATGACCGCCGCCGAAATCCGGCTCAAGCAAAACCCCATCCTGACCAACCTGTTGCTGGGCATGGGTCAGGGCACCTTCATCGCCGAAACGCTGTTCCCGCGCCTGCCGCAGTCGCTGTCCGCCGTGACGCTGGCTCAGGCGGGTGACGAGCGCCTGCGCCGCTACAACCTGCGCCGTGCGCCGGGCTCTGCCACCAAGCGCGTGGACATCCGCTACGACGGCAAAACCTACACGGTCAACCAGTACAGCGTGGAGGTGCCGATCCCGCGCGAGCTGATCCGCGAGGCCGACGAGAGCCGCAAGCTCAACGTGGGCAACTACCTGGACATCTCGCGCATCGCCATGTCCACCGCGAACGACATCCTGCTGCTGGACTACGAGCTGGAAGTCGCGGGCCTGGCCACCACCGTCGGCAGCTATGCCGCCGGCCACGTGCTGGCGCTGGCCGGCGCCACCAAGTGGAGTGCTCCCACCGGCACGCCGGTGACCGACATCCGTGCCGCCAGCGAGACCATCCGCAAGAAGATCGGCAAGCGCCCCAACACGCTGACCCTGAGCGCGGACGCTGCCCAGGCGCTGGAGACCAATGCCGAGGTGAAGAGCTACCTGCCCAGCACGCAGATGGGCCCGGCCACGCTGGAGCAGCTCAAGACCATCCTGAAAGTCGAGCGCATCGTGATCGGCGACGCGGTCTCGATGGATGCGTCGGGCGTGGGCTCCGACGTCTGGGGTAACAACGCCATCCTGGCTTATGTGCCCAAGATCGGCGCGGGCGGCGTCAGCGACATCAGCCTGGCCGAACCGGGCTTCGGCTTCACCAATGTGCTGGAGGGCCACCCCTTCGCCGAGACGCCTTACTACGAGAACGGTGCCAAGAGCTGGATCTATGGCGCCACCTTCGAGCGCCAGGCCAACGTGTCCTACAACACCGCCGCCTTCCTGTTCACCAACCCGAAATAACACCCCCGAGAGCGAAGTAGCCCCCCGGCCGCATTGGCGGCCGGGGTTCGGGATCTAGAAAGGACTTTGGAATGACGCAACTGATTGCCGTAGTCGCCACGGCCGTGATCGTGAATGGCGAGCGCATCGTCATCCCGCCGGGCAAGCCTTTGCCCGAACTCAGCGAGCACGACGCGGAGGCCCTGAAGCGCAGTGGCGCGGCGCTGGACCCGCAGCTGGATGCCGAGACGATGCAGGTCGCGGAGGAGGCCGCCCTGGCCGCAGCTGCCGACTTCCAGTCGGCGCGCGCACGCGTGCAGGCTGAAGCGGCTTCCATTGCACCCCAGCCCACGCAGGCCGAGCAGGAGCCGTCGCAGTCGACCGGCGCTGCGGCTTCGACGCAGACCTCGGCCAAGACCTCGGCCAAGACCGCCAAGAAGAGCTGACCCCCTTAGCCAACGCAGGAGCACCACAACATGCCTTCCCAGAACAACGCCGGCCGCCAGTACGACAAGCAGCACGCGCTGACCGTCGTGGCCATCGCGGCCGTGGCCGCCCACCGCTTCATCGGCTATGACGGCCAGTACGCCACGGCCGCGGGCGGCGTGCGCGACTCGCAGGGCGTCAGCGAGACGGCCGCCGACATCGGCCAGGCCTTCCCGGTCGTGACCCGCTACAGCTACCTGGTCGAGGCGTCCGAGACCATTGCCTTCGGCGACTACGTCAAGCCGGCCGTCGACGGCTCCGGCCGTGGCGCCGTCGGCACCGCCACCGCGCACTGCGGTCGCGCGCTGGGCGCCGCTGCGGCGGGCCAGCTCGTCGAGGTGCAGATCCTGACGCACCGCAACACCTGACGCCGCCGGACCCGCCACGATGAACTACGCCACCGTCCAGGACATGGTCGACCGCTTCGGCGAGCTGGAGCTGATCCAGCTCACCGCCGGCGCCGCAGCCGACGCCGTGATCGACACCGACAAGGTCGAGCGCGCGCTGGCCGACGCGCAGGCCTGGCTGGATGGCTTCGTCGGCGCGGTCTACCGCCTGCCGCTGGCCGGCTGCGCCAAGCCCGCATCCACGCCGGAGAACCCGGCCGCGGTCGCGCTGGTGCCGCCGCCCCAGCTGGTGCGCTGGGCCTGCGACGTGGCGCGCTACTACCTGCACGACCAGGTCGCGCCCGAGCATGAAGTCTTCGTGCGCTTCAAGTCGGCCCAGCGCGACCTGGAGGCCCTGGCCGCCGGCAAGGCGGTGCTGGCCTGCCCCTGGGGTGGCCAGCCCGGCGTGCAGCTGGCGGGCAGCGAGCCGGGCGAGAGCGAGGTCGTTCACGGCTTCGCGCGCCGCCAGATCACCGACGACAGCACCGCCGGCTTCCGCTGAGCCATGGCCCCGCATCCCAACAACTTCATGGCCGCCGAGCCCCACATCGTGGCCCGGCTCAAGGAAGCGCTGGCAGGCCTTCAGCCGGCCGTGCACGTGTTCACCATGGCCGACCTGGCCGACGTGAAGGAAAGCGCCCAGCTCGTGCCGGCCGTGCATGTGGTCTGGGGCGGCTTTCGCGTGTTGGAAGCCAGCGCGCGCGGCGACCGCGCCCGGCTGGAGCACACCTGGCTTTGCGTGGCGGCGGTGCGCAATGTGGCCGCTGCCCGCCACGGCGCGGCAGCGCGCCAAGAGGCTGGCGAGCTGATCGCCCGCGCTGGCGCCGCGCTGATGGGCCTGACCTTGCCCAACACCACCAAGCCGCTGGGCTTGGCCGGCGCGCCGCAGGGCGGCGCCAGCAACGGTTTCATGTACCTGCCCCTGGCCTTCAAGACCGAGTCGATTTTCAGCGCCTGAGGCGCACCAACCGAGGATCCGCAATGCCCCAAGTCATCACCAAGAAGATCTACAAGCCGTCCTATAACGTGGGCCAGCTCTACGCCCGCGTGTACGGCAGCGCCGGCGTCATGCTGCCGGTCGGCAACGTGCTGTCGGCAGAAATCGCCCATACCGAGGACGTGGTCAAGCAGCCGGACATGACGCGCCTGGGCGGCGGCACCTATGCCGAGGTGCGCCGGGTCAGCGAGGCCAACATCGTGCTGAAGCTGGCCGACCTGAACGTGGTCAACCTGGCGCGTGCCACGCTCTCCACCGTCTCCGAAGCCGATGCCGGCACCGTGGAAGACCAGCCCATCACCCTGAACCGTGGCGGCCTGATCCCGCTGCCGCACATCGTGCTCACCAACGTCGTGCTGGAGGTGGGCGGCACCCCGGTGACCGCGGCCGGCAACTACGAGGTGCGCCCGGAAGGCCTCTTCATCTACGAGAACGCGGCCGGCATCACCGACGGCGCTGCCGCCACCCTCAGCTACAGCTACGCCGGCCAGGCCGTGCTGGAGGCGCTCACCACCAAGGCCGCCGAGCTGCAGATGCGCCTGGGTGGCCTGAACGAGGCCGACGACGGCAAGCCGGTGGTGGTGGACATCTGGCGCGCGTCGCAGGGCGTGACCCAGAGCCTCGGGCTGCTGACCGGTGCCTTCGGCGCGCTGGACGTGACCGGCACGCTGCTGGCCGACCAGACCAAGACCGGCGCGGGGATCAGCCGCTACTACCGCACCACGATGGTGTGACGCAGCGCCGCACTTCGGCGCCCCACAGGCGGCGCGGCTTGTCCGCCCCGCCTGTTTCTTTCTCAGCAAGAGCTTTGACCCATGGCGATCAAGCCGGTTGAAATCCTCATCAAGGCCCGCGACGAAGCGTCCGGCGTCTTCGATTTCCTGAAGCAGAAAGCAGGAGCCGTTGCCGCGGCACTTGTTGGCTACTTCAGCATCGCGACGTTCGCCGGTGCCGTCAAAGGCGCGGCCGAGCTGGAGGCCAAGCTGTCCGAGGTCAAGGCGGTCAGCAATGCCACGGCCGAGGAGATGGTCGAGCTGCGCAAGGCGGCCGAGGATGCCGGCGCCACGACCAAGTTCACTGCCACCGAGGGTGCCGAGGCGCTGGGCAACCTCACGCGTGCCGGTCTTTCGGCCAAGGATGCCATCGCCGCGCTGCCCGCCGTGCTCAGCCTGGCGCAGGCAGGCGGCATCGGCCTGGGCGAGGCTTCGGATTACGTGACCAAGGCCGTGCAGGGCATGGGCCTGCAGTTCAGCGACGCCGGCCGCGTGGCCGATGTGCTGGCCATGGGCGCGAACGCCAGCAATGCTAGCGTCACCGGCCTGGCCCAGGCGCTCAGCTACGCGGCGCCGGTCGCGCAGAGCCTGGGCCTGAGCCTGGAGACCACGGTCGCCATCATCGGCAAGTTCAGCGATGCGGGCATTGATGCGAGCCGGGCCGGCACGGCACTGAACGCGATCCTGAGCCAGTTCAGCGACCCGGCCAGCAAATTCCGCCAGGAGCTGGCCGCCTCCGGCATCATCACCAACAACTTCGAGGACGCGCTGCGCCAGCTGGCTGCAGCGGGTCCAGCCGGCGAGAAGGCCGTGCTGGCGGTCGGCACCGAAGCCGGGCCGGCCCTGCGCGCGCTGCTGAACCAGGGCATCGGCGCCCTGGACGATCTGAAGGGCAAGCTGCAGGAGTCCGCCGGCAGCGCGGCGGCGGCCGCGGCGGTGATGGAGGACAACCTGCCGGGCGCCTTCAACAGCCTGGCCAGCGCCTGGGACACCGTCAAGAACACGCTGGCCACGCCGGTCCTGCCGGTGCTGAAGGACGGCGTGACCCAGCTGGCCGAGAGCCTGCGGGGCGCGGTCTCCAACGGCACCATCGGCAAGTTCGGCGATGCCCTGTCCACAGCCTTCCAGTCCGGCCTGAAGTGGGCGCGCGAGTTCCTGGGCACGGTGGACTTTGCCGCCCTGACCGTCAAGCTCCAGGACTGGGCCGACCGGGCTGGCGAGACCTTCGACAAGGTGGGCGAGTACGCCACCAATGCCGGCAACATCGTGCAGACGGCCTATGGCGTGATGTCGGCCGGCGTCAACACGGTCAAGGGCGTGATCTACAGCCTGGCCGAGGCCTTTGCCGGCGTGGCCAGCAACATCCAGTCGGGCCTGGCGATGCTGCTGACCGGGCTGTCGAAGATCACCTTCGGCGGCATCTCGGCCTCATTCAAGGCGGCAGCCGAGGAAGTGCGCCTCTCGGCCGGCGCCACCTGGGCCGTGAGCGAGGCCTTCGCCAAGAAGGCCGCCGAGTCCTTCGACGCAGCGGCCGAGGGCGCTGACATTGCCCGGCGCGGCTTTGAAGGCTTGGCTGGCTCGGCCGCCGCGGCCGATCGCCAGGCCGCCACCAGCACGAAGGTGATGCAAGGGCTGGCCAACACGCTCAAGGATGTTGGCGACAAGGCCGTCGAGGCGGGCCAGAAGGCGCAGGCCGGCGCCGCTGCGCAGCGCGAAGCCGCTGAGCAGGCGCGGGCGGCCGTCGTCGAGCTGCGCAAGGAATACGAGGCAGCTCTGGCCGCCGGCAATGTTCAGGTCGCTGCGGAGAAGTTGCAGACCCTGCGCAAGGCGTTGAATGACACAACCGGCGCAGCCAAGTCCACGAAGGAGCAGGTCCTGGAGGTCGAGCAGGCCTTCACCCGTCTCGGCGTGACGAGCACGGCAGAGCTCAAGAAGCAGCGCGATGCCGCCGAGCGCGACTACAAGATCATTCGCGACTCGGGCTTGGCTTCCGCCCAGGACCTGCGCAGCGCATGGCAGGTCTATGCGGAGAAAGCCATCGCAGCGAACGGCGGCGTGGCGACTGAGACATTGAAGTCTGAAGCCGCGATGCGCGGTTTGCGCATCGAGGTCGACGAGGCCGGGCGTGCCACCGTTGTCAGCATGAACAATGCGGCGCGCTCCACCGGCGATGCTGGCCGTGCAGCAAAGGATGCGGCTGACCACTACGCCAACCTGGCCAAGGCGGCACGCAGCGCCGCAGCGGCCGCCAGCGGATTCGACGCCTCCGGCATGAGCTCCTTCGCCGCCGGCGTCAAGAAGACCCCCGGCCTCACTGGCGGCCCCGTCGACTTCAGTCTGCCCTTCAGCCTCTATGCCAAGCAGAAGGCCGGCGCCCTGACGGCCGATGACCTGGCGGCCGCCAAGGTGGCGCTGGAGACGGCCCGCAGCAATGCCCGCCTCGGCAATCCTGGCTCGGTGTCGCTTGAGGGTCGCCAGGACGACCAGGTCTGGATCGGCCGCCTGCAATCCATCGTCGACCAGCTCGAGGCGCTGCAGCCGAACGATGTGGCGATCACACCCAAGACGGCTCCGGCACCATCACCCAGCCCGGCGCCAGCGCCCGCAGCGGCAGCGCCCACGCCCGTCGTCATCAACCTGCCCGGCGGCACCAGCACGCGCATCAACGTCGCCGGCCAGGCCGATGCCCAGGCCCTGCAGAACCTGCTGGCCCAGCTGACCGCTGCGGCCTCGGTCACCAAACCATGAGCAGCACCATCACCCTCACCGTCGGCGCCACCACCGTGGCGCTGCCCCCGGATCTGTACTGGTCGGACGAGACCGCCTGGCACCCGGTGGCGCAGAGCGCCGAGCGCACGCTGACCGGCGCCGTCATCGTCAGCAGCCAGGCACGCAGCGGCGGCCGGCCCATCACGCTGGAGCCGCCGGTGCAGCTGGCGTCCTGGATGCCTCGCACCGCCATCGAGCAGCTGCAGGCCTGGGCGGATACGCCTGGCCAACAGATGACGCTGACCCTGCGCGGCCTGCCCCGCACCGTGATCTGGCGCCACCAGGACGGCGAGGTGATGACCGCGCGGCCGGTACAGCACTACGCCGACGTGCTGCCCGACGACGCTTACACCGCCACCCTCAAGTTCATGGAGATCTGAACCCATGCCCATTCAAGCCGGCGACATCAAGTTGCTCAAATCCCAGGTCATGGACGACGTGCCCGAGGGCGGCGGCGCGCCGACCGCCCAGGTGGTCGAGGACGCGGCCAGCAACAGCCTGTTCAACGACATCTCCGAGCTCGATCGCGCCGGCGGCCGCGTCAACCTGCGCAAGGTGCACGCCGCGGTTCGTACCGCCGATACCGAGGGCTTCTTCGGCGTGAACCTGATCGTGGCCGAGCCCCCGCAGGATCCGCGCGTGTCGGTCACGCTCTTCTCGACCGGCGACACCTTCGACACGCGGGCCGCGGCCGCCTCCCGCATGGAGGCCTACCTGGCGCGCGGGCCGATGTACCCCGGCTATCTGTTCGGCGACCACCTGGCGGGCCAGATGAGCGTGATGCTGCTGCAGCGGCCCGAGGTGGCGCTGCCGGTGGTGGGCGACACCGTGGTGCTGCGCAAGAACGAGGGCCAGATCAATCAGTTCGAGCAGTATGTGCGCGCCACCGACGTGACCGCGCTGGAGCGCACCTTCACCGATAACCAGGGCGACTTCAAGCGCAGGCAGGTGGTGCTGGGCATCAGCGACGTGCTGCAGCAGGACTTCAACGGCTTCGACGCGCTGCGCTTCGACAGCAGCATCAACTACACCGGCAAGACCAAGGTCTCCAGCACCATCGTGGCCGACGCGGCGCGCTACTACGGCGTCGTGCCGCTGCGCGACGCCGCGGTGCTGGGCGACTTCAGCATCAACGCCACCGGCATCTACACCCAGCTGGTGCCCAGCACCCGCGTCGAGACGCCGATTGCCGACGCCCGCATGAACCAGCAGAGCGCCACCCTGGTGCGTGCCGGCGACACCTTCAACCGCACGCTGACGCTGGCGTTCACGACGGCGCAAGCCCTCTACGTG